CTCACGGCCACCCCACGTTCTACGGAACACTCCACCAAAAGTAAGGAGTCGTCATGTCTCGCCAGAGTTTCACTAACGTATACGCCGGGAAAAGATATACTATCTATCCTGGTGATATACCTGTCCAAGAGTTTTATCATAGCTCTGAAGACAACAGTGATTTATTCTGGGGAGGCGTAGGCCACTATGGTTACCCTGACTTTCCTGGTACCAGCGATATTGGCGGCGATTTCGGCTTGACTTATAATCGAGTCGAAAACGGCGCGGCTGGTATTGGGACCATTCAAGGGGGGACTGTATTTGGAGAATACCGTTATGACGGTAGTATCTACATACAAACGCCCAATGAATGGGTTACATCGGCAGCAACGTCTGCTGATAATGCTTCAGGTCAGGGAGCAACCGCCTACAGTAAGATGAAGCCTGATAAGCCTTCCATGAATGGTCTTAACGCTATTTATGAGCTAAAAGACCTTCCTGGGATGCTAAAACAGCGCTTCCATGCTAAAAACCTTCACGAGATAGGAGATTATTATCTCGCGGAGAAGTTTGGCTGGGGAGCTTTGCTTAGCGATGTTTGCAACTTTGTCGTTACTCAACGCAAAGCGCAGACAAGACTTCAGCAACTCTTACGTGACGAAGGGCGTCCTGTCAAAAGGAAAATAACCTTAAATGACAGTACCACCATAAACTGGGAGGATCATGGAACCGATACTTATGGTTCCTTTGTTGGTCCTCATTTTGTTTCGTATTTTTATGCGAAACCCGGAATATGGCGCAACACATTAAGCCGTGTAGACAAAACTTGGGCTAGTGCCCGGTTTCGATACTGGCTTCCTGGTGGCCCTCGTGATATCGCGTGGACGAATGACATGCTTGGTAAAATCTTTGGATTAAAACCAACGCCTGCCACAGTCTATCGCGCTATCCCATGGACTTGGTTAGCCGATTGGTTTACTAATGTTGGTGACATGATTGATAATCTTGAAACCTCGTTAGTAGACCGGCTAGCAGCTGATTATTTCTATTGTATGCGCCATGTTGAAGATGTGTATGAATTTACACATACACCTTTCTTCTTCAGGGTGAACACTCTAGAACATGTATCAGTTACCGTGTCCGGTCGCCGTACACGCGGGGTTAAAACCCGCCTACGCGGCGATCCTTTTGGTTGGGGTACCAATCCAAATTCTTTGAATGGTACCCAGCTATCGATTCTTGGGGCACTAGGTTTGTCCCGGCTTCGATAAACCCCGCGCACACTCGGTAAGTGTGCTTGTAAGGCGTAAAGAATAGGAGCTTCTAGTGCTTGCAGATCCACAAAGTGTTACCGTCAATGCCGTTGCTATCCCTCTGCCGCGGACCAATCAAGGTCCAACGCAGAACGTATATACTTCGGCTGATGGTAAGACTATCATGACGACTAAGCAGAACACAACTACGTCCCGCTTTCGTCGTGAAGTCCGACTGGCTCAAACGAAGATTGCCGCAGATCCTATCTCGGCAATTAACAAAGAGTCAGGCGTCAGTGCGTATTTCGTCGTTGACGAACCGCGCTCTGGCGTATTTTCGGATGGTGAGATCGGCTATCTCATCGATGCCTTGAAGGCTTGGTTGACTTCAACCAACTACAACAAGGTTCTCGGGGGTGAGTATTGAGCGCAAGCCGGATTTCCGGCCCATGCTCGCGTTGCTCATCCTATCTAGTATACTTAATTGTATTACGTGTACTAGATTGAGTTAGCTTCCGATAGCTTCGGAGTTAAGCCTAGACGGTCCTGTTTCCCCCATAAATATGGAGGTTACAGTGAAAAGACCGACCATGCTCGTCCAAGCCATTCTGAGACAACTCAGTCTGGACTTAGACTTGTCCGTAGAACGCGATCTGCAAAGAATTGCAGATCGTTGTGAACACGAGGGGCTTTCGTTTTTGACGATTACCCTTCCTCAACTTTCAGATCACCTCGAAAGAGGCCTGGAAGCTGGGACGTTCACATGTCCGAGTTCTTTCTCGAGACATGGAAGTCTCCCCCGTTTTATGGGAGGTTTCTTCAAACGTGTGTTCGCTAATGACGGTAGGCTACTCGATAATGCCTGTCCGTTTACCATCGCTGGTATTCGGCAAGTATGTCGTTTCTTTAAGAAACTAAAACTTGAGTGTAGTCCGAAGCGTAATGCCCAGGCTACACAGCAGTTTATCGAGATAGAAGGCGACCTCCGCCGCATGACCTCTCAAGTAGAGAGAAAGGATATTATCCTTGACAAGATTTCTGGAATACTATGGTCTCAGGTTTTTCCTGAGCTTAGTTACCTCGATCTTGTTTGTCATCACGGTCCTGGTGTCACTGCTGATCGTCGTACCG